CTGAGCCAGTTGAGTTTTATTCTGTTCAATATTATTAAGATCAACTTGACTTTTATTTAAAAGCTGTTGAGCATTAAGCATCTTCTCTTTATCACCTGCATCATAAGCATCCAGGTAAGCTTGCTTGGCTAATTCTGTCTGCTGCTGTAGTTGGTGTTGTGTTTGTTCATAAGTATTTTTATGAAGATCTACAGCACTCTTATCTCTCTCATTAACTATACTAACCAGTTGCTGTTGTTCAGCTTCCAGTTGAGCAATCCTGTCTTCACGTTCCTTCTTCTGTTTGACAAGTTGCCTTATTCTTTTTTCTGCCCCTTTTGTTTCTATTCCTTCTAACTCTGGAATATCTACTGGTGCGGAAGTTTCTTTCTCTTCAGAGGGAGGAGGAGGAGGAGCAGCTTCCTGTTCCTGTTCTTGTACTTGTTCCTCTACATCTTCTACTTCAAACTCTACTTTTTCTTGTTTTTCAGGAGAAGAAAGATCTACTTCATTCCATTCAGTTAGTTCTTCAGCTACATTAGGTTTTTGTTCTTCTGACATTTATATGATTTCCTCATAGTTTGCGAGTACTAAGATTACGCAGGTCTCCTAATATTATTAACATATTTAGCCGTCTAATACAAGTGTGGTATCAAGATCTTCCGGATTATCTATCTTCATTAAAATCTGATCATCAAAGAGAAGAAGCAATTTAATACCTTTATAGACAAATTTTGTACCTACTAATTTCTGATAACAAACATAGTCCCCTACTCTACACCAGGGACCAGCAAGAAATTTACTTGTGTCTTCATAGGCAAGTACTCCAACTTTAAGTACTCTCCCCACTGTGGTAAGATAGGAGATGTCATCTCTAGCCTTCTCTGGTAGGATGATACCCCCTTTAGTTTTTGTCTTGATAGTGACAGGTCTAACCAGAATATGATACCCAGGTAATTCTGGAAGAATTTCTGGATCAGAAACTTCATCTTTTGTGATCCAAGAATCATTTGTTATTGCTCCTGCAAGAGGTGGATTAATCATCTTCTAAATCATTCTCCATTCTGTTACTGAAAATACGGGTTAATTCTGAAGAGGCCCACTCAATTCCTGAGATGGTTCCCACCAGTTGCTTATACTGGTTGTAGTCCTCCACCTGTCCTTCTGCAAGTAAAATTTTTAAAGCCTCTTGCTTCTTGACATAGGAAGTTTTTATCTCTTGAAATATATCCATTAGAGTATTATACTGTCTTTGATCTTGTCATCCTACGCTTTTTTTTAGAAGGTCTTTTATTAGATTTTTTAGAATTAGACAAAGCAATTGCCACTGCCTGAGATCTTGGATAACCTTCTCCTACTAATTTTTTTATATTACTTGCTATAGTCTTCTTACTTTTTCCTGGAGTGAGCGGCATTTTAAATTACTCTTGGTTCATAAGGATTAGGATTACTAGCAATTCTACCTCCTGTTGCAGATGTTTTCGTCCGTCTTAGTTCAGCAGCAACATCTTCCATTCTGTCTCTAATTCCACGTCTCTTCATTTCTTTAGCTTTTTTATATTCATTATGTTTTAAAAACTCAGCTGCAGCTTCTTCAAACTTTCCTTGATTTATTAATTTTCTGGTTAGAGGACTATGTTCTGGTGTAAGAGTTCCTCTATAGTAAGATTGACCAATTTGTAATTGTAAAGGTAAAGGATAAGAATCAAAATTAGGATAAGATCTACGAATTTCAGGCATACGCTTTTTTATATCTTCTTTTAAATATTTTTCTGCTTGTGCTATAGTAATTATATCTCCAGATTTAACTCCTTGGGTTCTTCCAAAACCTATGGTAAAAGGATCATTTTTTACAGGGATTTTTGCTTTTAATATAGGCTTTCCCTCATACCTTTTTATAGTTTCAGCCAATTTTTCTTCCAAAGAACTTCCTCCTTTAGGAGTAATTTTTTCTTTTTCTCCGATATTTAAAGACAGACCAAGTGGGCTAAAAAAAGAAAGCATATTATCTAATATTCCACTTTTATTTTTATCTTCTGACTGTACTTGAGGAAGAGCAGCTAAACCTTTAGTCTTTTCTTCCATAGGAATAAAACCTTTAAGTCTATCATAAACAAGTTTTCCAGCCATTTCTTATTCTCCTACTTTCTTACTCATCTCCAAGAGAGCTTTCATGGCAGTGTCTGCTGCTTTAAGTTCAGAACCGTCATCTATCTTCTGTTTCTCCAATTCCAATTTAGCAGCAGACTCCAGGGCTTTGAGATTGTCCCTGCGCTCGTCTGTTTCCATTTTACCTATGTTCATCACCAGGTCATTCATATTTTCTTTCTCTCTGAGCTTCATATCCTCTTGTTTAAGAGCAATATCAGCAGAATCTTTCATGGATTCCATCTGAGCTTTCTGTTTATCAAACTCAAGCCGCTCTTTTTCCAGAAGAAGCATCTGCTGCTCTGGACTTTGGGCCACGCCCATGGCAGCATTGGCATTTGCCACCTCTTCCGCTGCCTGGGCCATGACCATCTCTGTGGTTTTGGGATCATTTGCCACTCCAGAGGCTTCCACTAGCCCTAAAACCTGCTCTTGGTACTTCATAATCATATGATCTCGGATATTTGCATTGATCACAGGGACAATTTGCTTCATCATGGGGTTTGCACCTGTGGCAGGGTCCTTTAGGAAGGCACTTTTAAACTGAATATGAGCCTCGTGGTTCTGGCCAGGGAAAGCAGCTATGGGTTGTCCCTGTGTGGCTGCTATTATATCTGCCAGAGGGTCTCTTGGCTCTGGTTTTTGCTCCGGAGGGAGTATTTCGTCCAGGTTTGGAAAGTTTGCCGCTGTCAGAACCTCTCTGTAGAGAGCTGGCATGTTAAAAGTACCAGGAGGAGTCTGAGATGCAAGCTGAATTGCCAGTTGACCCAGGGCCATACGGTGTGCAGAGGAGGGAATGTTAGGATCAGAGACAGGAATGATGTCAATTCTTCCGTCAAAGTCCTGTTTAAAGACAGCTTGATCTCCTCCTATGACCTCGTAAGGGTACTGAGGAGGTAGATAATCATAGTTTATCTGTGAAAGGACAGCAAATTCATCTTTCTGGGCCTTGTGAAGTCTCTTGTGTATGGCGGTGAAGAACTTGGAGGAGGCTTCCAGAAGAGCCATGGTGGTCCCCACAGGTCCAGCATTGGTGGAATCAGCAATTATCTGTTCTGTGGAATCAGCAAACTTCTGTCCTGCCCCTATGACAAACTGCATCATTGCCATCAAGGTCTGTGAAGGCTCTTTATAAGGGAGAGTGATGATGGCTTTGTTGAGATCAATCCCTGTGCTCTCTACCTCTTTGAACTCTCCTGGGGCAATTGGTTCATTGTCACCCACCAGCCTTACTCCCCTGGCCTTAAATCCTCCTGGAAGGTTGGCAAACTGTCCTGCGTCTATCAGAGAACGCATGGCAGTGGTGGCTGTCATGGTGAGATTACCCAGGAAGTGAATCAGTCCCAGACCATAAAAACCAAAACCAGGAACATACTTATAGTGTATAAAGTGAAGTTTCTTTTCTTTCTTGAGATCATTCTCTTTATAGTTTCTCCTGATACAAAGAACCTTCTGGCTCTTCTCTTCTATGGTTACTATGTAAGGGTGGGCAATTCCATCAGGGTCAGAGTAGGGTTCCGGAAGATCAAGGTAACAGTGCTGTTCCAGGAGAACATATTGAGGATCTTCCAGGTCTAGACCAGAGGAAGTTATACCCATTATCTCGTCCATCTTCTGACTAATCTCTGGAAGATCAGGAGCAGAAGGTTTTCCCAGGTCTATGTCACGGTACATTCCAGAGACAACATCTTTCTTATAGTCATTGAGAGAGCGGTAGATAACATGGGTATACCTATCCGCTGTTCTGAGGTCCTTGGCATTATAAGAAACATAGAAGTGATCCACTGGAACCAGTTCTGAAATAGGTCTTTCCAGGAGCTGGTCATAGTAAATTTTCTTAAAAGCAGATCCCATCACGGGAAGATGAAAAAGGAGCCGTTCAAATTCTTCAAAATATTCGGGCATCTGAACAGTTAACTGGTAGTTCATAAACTGCTGAACTCTCTGTGCTTGCTTCTCACGTTCAACTGTGGAAGAACCTATGATCTGAGATTTAACAGGCCCTCCTGAGGGGAAGAGTTCCTGAGAAGCTTTACTCTGGAACTTGACAACTGATTCTATCAGGAGAGGGTGAACTGCTGTACAGGCACCGTCAAAGGGTTCTGTGGTCTCTTCCAGTTTAAGACCCAGGAGATCAAACCCACGCTCAAAAATCTGTTCCCATTCTTCTCTGGATTCTTTATCATTCTCGTACCCTTCGTAGACAGTATGTCCTATTTCTGTGAGGTCTTCCTCTGAAAGATGTTCTGCCAGATTTTCATAGTGAGATCCCATGGGACCGGAAAGGACCATGTCTTCCTCAGTTTCAGAGAACTCTACTTCTACGCCTCCGTCTTCTGTGGGCATAAAGTTTACCACATTGCTACTGATGCTCTCTTCCATCATATCTGCTTCTATGGAGGGAGTTTCTCCTGAGGGAGTAAAATTACTGGTGGGCATTTCTTCCTGTAGAGCAGGGTCCATCATGGTAAGAGGATTACGTTCAACTGCCATAGTTTTAAGCCTTTCCTTTTTCCTTTTTACTTCTCATTTCTTTAAAAGTCTGGGCAAGTCTGGCACGTTGTCCCAGTTTCCCTGGTTTCTTGGCCGCAGCTGCAAGTTTCTTTGCAGGTATCTTCTTTCCCTTCTTTACACCTAGAGATTTTCTCAAGGCTCCTGGTTTCTTAATAGCTCCCTGTATCCAGTTTTTCTTAGACTGCTTCTTCTTCTTCTGGGCCACTTTTCTTCCTCCCTTGAGTTCTCTGGGAATGTTTGCTCTGGAGATTGTCATGGTGATATACTCTAGTTCCAGTTCCAGTAGGTTTTCTTTTTTCTGGGGGTATTCTCTTCGTCTTCTTCGTAGGAGGGATCATCTGGGTGAGACAAGTGCCAGGATTCTTTCAGGTAGTGTATGGCCATTGCCATGGCATCTACCTGGTCATCGTGTCTTCCATAGGGAAACTGTATGGCCTCTGCAAAGAGGTCCTCTGACCAATCTCTTCCTCTGGGCATCCAAACCCTTCCTGACTCTAGTATAGGTGTAATTGCATGTACTCTAGACACTTTATCACGGTCTGGAAGGTAATCCAACACTGGGAGTCCTGCTCTACGCATATCCTGTATCAGGCTCTGCCCTGATGCTTTTTTCTCTATGATACAGATGTCCGGAGAGTAAGAGTCATAGAGATCTTGGGCAGTTCTCCTTAGTTCTGGGTATTCAAGTCTTTCCCTGAGATTTCCCAGGAGGATCAGGTTGGGTGATAAGGTTTCTCTCCCTGCCAAGTCTGTGGTGAGCCATTCAAAAATACCCCAGGTCTGGATCACAGAGTAGTCTGCTGTGCTCCTGGTGGAGAAAGCTGTATCATAGGTCTGGATGATAAGTTCACACTCCGGAGGATCTTCCAGTTCCCAGTTCTTGAACCAGTTGGCCTTGATGGTGGAACCTTCATCAGGAGTAGGATTCTGCATATAGAGGGCTTGCCAGTACTTAGCTCCGTTGTTGGCTCTGATCTCTGCCTCGTCCAGTCTGAGGAGTTTATCAGGCTTCCACTCTGGGAAGTAAGAAGTTCCCTCTGGAAGGTCCAGGAGAGCGGCTGATTCCTCGTCTAGCCAAGCAGGGATAGAGATAACGTCCCAGGGTATGGTGTCTTCTGTCTCATTGGAAAGGAGCCAGCCACAGAGGTCATCCTCGTGGTACCTGGTATTGATGATGATGATAGAACCGTTGGGCATCAAACGGGTTCTGAGACCAGATGGGTACCATTCCTTGATATACCTGCGCCCTGCCTCTGAGAAGGCGTCCTCTTCTGACATGGCATCATCTATCAGGGCTATGTGAGCACCCCTTCCAGCTATTTGACTTCTGACACCTGCTGCGTAGTAGATGCCGTGCTGCTTGGTCTTCCACTTACCCGCTGCTCTGACATCCTCTCTGAGGTTTACTCCTGGGAATATTTCCTGGTAGAGGGGCATCTTGAGAATATCTCTGACAGTTCTACCAAAGTCCGAGGCCAGTTGGTCAGAGTGGGAGATACTCATTATTTCGTGAGAGGGGTAGTTTCCTATGTACCAGGAGGGGAAGAGCTGGGAGCAGAGAAGACTCTTGGAGGAGCGAGGAGGGAGAAAAACCATTAGTCTCTGAGGTTCAGGAGAGTCTATTATTTTCTGGAGCTTTCTGGAGATTACTCCTATGTGCTTACCCACCTTGAAGTTCTGGACCAGAGAAGGAGCAATAAACTTGACAAAGGAGAAAAAATCTGTACGGGCAGTTTCTATGGCCCTGAGGTAGAGATTTTCTCTTAGTTTTAATTGGCTCTCTTCCAAGACTACTGCTTCCTGGGCGCTGCTCACTATTCCTTGCCTCCTTTGATAACAGAGTACCCTGAAATATTGGCCAGCCTTTTGATGTCCTCCTCTACATCCGGGGTAAAGGTTTCATCTATTCCCTGGAAGGTGGTGTTCTGCTTGATCTCCTTCTTGTCAATGAACATGCCCAGGTGCTTGCCCATGTTCTCCAGTGAGCGGTTGGCATTGGTATAGTCCTCTGCTTCTGTGGCTCTCATATAGGTCTGGAACATTTTGTCCAGGACCTTCTGTGCATTCCAGGAGACTTTCTCCACCACGTCTTCTCTGAGTATTTCTATGTAGGCTCTGAGCTTGGGATTGGAAAGATAGGAACTGGCTCTACGGGCTGTACGGGTACGGTCCACCCTCCCGTCCTTGGTCTTAACAGGGGCATACCCTGCTTCCACCAGGGAGTGAATAGGATCATTGGTTTCTATGTATAGTTCTGCAAACCTGGTTTGCTTCTTGGTGAGATTATAGTGCTCTGACCTGGCATTGGGCCTGAGTTCAGCTCCTTCCAGAGGAGGAGTAGTTTTATTTTCCACAGGGGACCCCTTTCTAAGAGAGACAAGAAAAGATAATTTTTATTATAAATCATAAAAATTGCTCTTGCAAGGTCTTTGTTCTTATGATACCCTTGGCCCATGCCTTTAAGAGAACTCTTATAATACTCTTATGTGTTATTATGTGTCCCTATAATGAAAAAAGAAAAAGAAAGTATTATGTGTTATTAGGTGTAGGACAAGTGCTAGTTTTTTTCTTATTCTTTTAAAATACCCCCGTCTTTGGTTTTAGTTTTCCAATTTTATAAAATTTGCTCCGCTTATGGGGGTGCCAATATATATAAAGAGTGCTACATCCAGAACGGGGTACCCCATGGGTGGCTGCACTGAATATACCAGGCGAGCGGCTAGCGAGCACACTTTAAGCCCCGCAGGGCTGCGATTGCAAATCATTCTCAATTAGTAGTTAAAAAAAAAGCCAGCCGATCGGCTAAAAGCCAGTAAAAATAATTAGGCAATGGCCTTGATAATCTATTTTTAAACCCCATATTCCTATTATAGGCAACACATTGGAGTTTTAAAACCAGACCATGCCCGACGCTAGTCACAACGAAAAGAAAGGAGTTTTCAAGATGACTAACGACATAATAAAGAATGACTGCCAATTAAATCAATACGCCGAATCTGCGGCACGCGACATTGTTGACAAAATAGCGGGGAAAGCGTTGCGCGAAAATTTGCTTGACGTTGCAGCAGTCATCCACGGCGGCGAAGCTTGCGACATGGCGCATGAACACGCCGACGGCTCCGAACACGTAATTTACTATTATAAAGCGCATGCCATTTGCCAAAATTGCGATACAGAAAACGGGGAGGCATTTCTTGAAGACATTGGCGGACCTGGCAAAGACGCCACATATAATAGCATTGCGACAACGATAGCGTTTGGCGAGTTGCATTCGCGCATTCTCCGCGCCCTTTACGAAATGGGAGTCGAGTAAATGCACGACTTCCTAATCATCATGGGCGAGACAGTCGCATTCGCAACCGCGCTCGGCACTATCTTTCTAATTTTCATTGCATTGGAAGCTTAAAATGGACAGCAAACAATTGAAGAACATCTGTATTGACGCAATTGACGCGGCGCTAGTATCACGCGGCAAAAACAAAGGCATATTAAAAGCAAAATGCCCACCAGGCGGGACGGATGCTGCGGCAGCTTGGCAAGCGCTTATGGGACACGCGAACCCGTACAAATTAGGGTTTGGCCATATCATGTTTTTCAATGATCGCCAACGCGCAATTTATGACGCCATTAACGACGCATTGGACTTGCGTCCCGCCGCGCGTGATTTGGAATGGACAGAAGCTGGCATTGAGGGGGCTGACCGCGACCGCGTTGCGCTGGAATTACTCGGGGCGTGGTGACCACAACAGGCGGCATTCGCAAGAGTGCCGCCGATTGTGTTTGGCTCTTAGACCTATACCAGTAACGGGGCGTAGACGTAGACGTAGACGTAGACGTAGACGTAGACGTAGACGTAGATGTAGATGGTTTTAGTTTAGGTTAGTTTGGTTTAGTTAAACACAACATAAATTTATTGACTGGCTAAGGGACACTGGAAGGGATAACAAAGAAGTATCTTTTTAATCAATAGATTAGGTCTTGTTTGTAATAAATATAATTTTATTTCAAATTACCCTTGTTTTCTCTTTACGGATACCTATATAAATAATAAGACTACCCAAAGCCACCAGTAAGGCGCAAATAAAATGAAAACCATACCCAAAGGTTATGTTATCTACGAAGGGCCAAGTTTGATAGACGGGATGGCAATTGTAGAAATTGCAATATTATCATCTAGAAATGTTAAAACAGGTGACATGATTCAAACTTATATATTTCTTCAAGACATAAACCCGCTTGAAGC